TCTTTTATTTTCATTTCTTATCTCATTACTAACTGTTTTATTATTAGCGGAGTAATCCGTCATTGGTGATTTATGAACATCTTTGTTACTAGTCCTTGTCCACATGAGTCTGCAAAAGTATTGCCTGACAAACATGTGGTCAAGATGCCCTTAGAGACATGTCAAATGCTCTCTATTGTCTTTTCTCATTGGTATTATGATTGGGGTGATGATTTAGTTAAGAAGAAAGATAAAACCCCATATTCGGTCAAGAAGGGTGCATTCAGAAACCATCCTTGTACAAAGTGGGCAGCAGATAGTATATACAATACTGCATGGTTGATTCAACATGGTTGTGCTCTTTCTCAAGAGTATTCACATCGTTATGGTAAGATTCATGGATGTGCTGATGCACTGTTTGAAGCAAAGAAAACATTTCATAGATTTGCAGGAGAAGTGATCGTATGTTATAATATGGTCGAGTCCTTTACTCGTGCAATGCCTGATGAGTACAAACTTAACACAAGCATTGACACTTTTACTGCTTACCAGAATTACATTGGGAGCAAACCTTGGGTTGCATCTAATTATCTTCGTGACCCATCCAGAAAACCAAATTGGTTATGATTAATGAGTGACTTTATATGGGTTGAAAAATACAGACCCAAAACAATTGAAGAATGTATTCTCCCAGAGAATATAAAGAAAACCTTTAGGGATTTTCTAAATACAGGTGAAATACCTAATATGTTACTTGCTGGCCCTCCTGGTGTTGGTAAGACTACGGTAGCAAAAGCACTATGTAACGAACTGGGGGCAGACTTTTATGTCATCAACGGATCCGATGAAGGAAGATTCCTCGATACAGTCAGAAACAACGCAAAGAACTTCGCATCAACTGTATCTTTATCATCTGAGGCAAAGCATAAGGTCATTATCATTGATGAGGCCGATAACACAGGAAACGACGTACAACTTCTTCTCAGGGCCTTTATCGAAGAATTTGCCAATAACTGCAGATTCATCTTCACCTGTAATTACAAGAATAAAATACTCGAACCCTTACACTCAAGGTGTGCTGTGGTTGAATTCGGAATTAAAGGTAAAGAGAAAGCACAAATAGCATCCCAATTCTTTAAGAGACTCAATGATATTCTGGAGAAAGAAAAGGTTGAAACTGATAAGAAAGTTCTTGCAGAACTCATTAACAAACACTTTCCTGATTGGAGAAGAGTTTTAAATGAGTGTCAGAGATATTCTGTCAGTGGTAAAATAGATAGTGGTATACTAGTTCACTTTAGCGATGTAAATGTAAATGATGTTATTAAAAACCTTAAGACGAAAAACTTTCCTGAAGTACGTAAGTGGGTCAACAGTAATCTGGACAATGATTCTACTGTACTTCTTAGGCGTGTTTATGATGCTCTTTACGAAGTACTGGATGGTCCCAGTATCGCTGCTTGCGTTCTTATTGTATCTAAGTATCAATATCAAGCTGCTTTCGTCGCAGATCAAGAGATCAACTTACTCGCAGCACTTACGGAAATAATGGTGGAGTGTAGTTTCAAATGACTCAATCCTCTGTTCTCACAAAAAAATGTGTATATTGTAAAATAGAAAAACCTTTAAGTGATTATCCTAAGCATATAAATCACAAGGATAATTTAGATTCAAGATGCAGAGAATGCATTCGTAAAGGAGCAAAGGTAAGGGCAAGAATTCGTAAAACTGCTCCTCCTAAACCAGATGTTTGTCAGTGTTGTGGAAGAGTTCCACTAGCTTACAATTCTGATAAACTTAAGTGGTGTATGGATCATGATCATATAACTGAAAAGTTTAGAGGGTGGGTCTGTGAAGATTGTAATCTTGGAATTGGAAAGTTGGGTGATAATATTGAAGGACTTGAAAATGCAGTTCGTTATTTAAAGGAGTGTGGATACCAATGAGATATAATCAATTATGTTTAACTCTTTTAGTAATTGCAGCATACATTAATCTTTTAAAATGAAAGTAATTGACAGTATACCAAATCAGGATGCTCTCTGGGCTGCTGATGAATTCATTAATTACTTTGAGAACTTTACATCCATTGAAGATTATCTTCGGTATGTAAAAAAAGAAGTAGTTGTTCAATCAAATCAGATCACTCCTCTGCAAGACTATTTTCTTAATGAAGATATTCATCCAGAGGATATGGAGTTTGAGATAAAGTTTATTGGGCAAAGATTTCAGAAGTCATTGCCACAAGAGCATTATAAGAATCTACTAGCAGCAGTGTCATCTCACAATAATGAGAGTAATATTCCTGGTAGAGAATTGCGTTGGATGGTGTTTGAAAAGAATACAGGTAAGACTATAGGGTTTATACGGTTCGGTTCACCGACCATCAATTCAAAACCAAGAAATGTATGGTTGGGTAAACCACCCAATCTTTCGGTTTTCAACCGTCATGCTGCTATGGGATTTGTGATTGTACCATCTCAACCTTTCGGTTACAACTATCTTGGTGGTAAATTACTTGCATTGATGTGTGTATCTCACTTTGCTAGAGAGACACTTAATGAAGTATTTGAAAAGGATATTGCTTTATTTGAAACCACTTCCTTATATGGTTCTACTACATCTGCATCACAGTATGATGGATTAAAACCATTTTTTAGATTTAAAGGTTTAACCGAGAGTAAATTTCTTCCTTTACTTCACGAGGATGCATTTCATAAGTTGCATAATCACTTTACAATATTGAATAATAATCAACCATTGACAGAGAATAGAGCTTCATCTAAGAAGATGAAGAGACAGACAAAGATGATATCTCTTATAAGAAATTCTTTGGAGGATAAAGATAAACTTAAACAATTCAATTCTGTTATTGATACTGCATTTGGTCTTACTCAAAAGAAAAGATTTTATATCTCTGATTATGGATATGGTAATGTTCGTGAAGTTATTCTTGGTGAACAGGATAAACTAGTTCGTGGTCAAAATTGGGATAAGTTTTATCTTGAGAATATTATTAAGTGGTGGAAAAAGAAAGCAGGTAAGAGGTATGATAAATTAAAGAAAGAAGGTAGGTTCAGAGATAAAGTCGAACTCTGGACAGAAGACGACCACATTCAAATTATACGATGAACACAGTTACAATAGTTACTGGTGGATTTGATCCATTACACAGTGGCCACATTGCTTATTTTAAAGCAGCAAAAGAACTAGGAAACCCATTATGTGTGGGTGTAAATTCTGATGAATGGTTGACAAGAAAAAAGGGTAAACCTTTTATGACAATTAATGAAAGGATGAGTATCATTAAGGAACTTAAATGTGTTGATCTTGCAATTGAATTTAGAGATCATGATGATAGTGCTTGTGATGCAATTAATATGGCATTAGAGATATATGATAAGGTTTTGTTCTGTAATGGTGGTGACAGAGGTAGTGTGAATACTCCAGAATATAATAGATATAAAGATGATAAGAGAGTGGAGTTTAAGTTTGGTGTTGGTGGTACAGATAAAAAGAATAGTAGTTCATGGATATTAAAGAAATGGAATATGTTATAATATTATCATTGATATTCCTTGAGGAGTTTGTCAAGAGAACTTTGATAGGAATATATTATCTCTGGCAAAAATTTGATTATTGGAACTTTAATCGCAAATTACCTAAATCATGACTGAATTGAAAGACTGGTTGAACTCAATCAATCAAAACAAAAAGAATATCTATGAGGAAGATCCAGATGCAAAGTATCCTGCATACATTATTAACCGTTGTATGTCAGGACATTTGGATAGTATTATGTTTGCAAATGAGATGAATCTTAGTCATCATCTGGATAGTGATATGCAATATTCGTTTTATCTAAATAGTGTGAGGAAGCGTAGGAGATTTTCTCCTTGGCTCCGCAAAGATGAGATTAAAGATCTTGACTTGGTGAAACGTTATTATGGGTATAGTAACGAAAAGGCAAAACAGGCTCTAAGAATCCTAACCAAAGAACAACTTAATTTTATAAAATCTAAATTTGAAACTGGAGGAAAAAAATGATTGCCGAGCCCGAGGTTAAGTGGTCTGCTGACCAAATGATAGAAGTTACATTAGGTGAACCTGATGACTTCTTAAAAGTAAGAGAAACTCTCACAAGAATTGGAGTAGCATCCAGAAAGGAGAAAAAGAT